GGTGCGCTTGGGTTCAGCATACTCACGATGTGCCACTGGAAAGGCAAATGTGACGCATATAGCGTCAGCAGCGTCGGGCGAGGCAAGACCGCGAGCTTTCATTTCTTTTTTGCTTTCCAAGAAGATTGTTCCCCGTGAGTCAGGCTTCATCATAGGCGAAATCAAGTCCGTCTTCAAGAACCTGTCGCTAGGGATACTAGCAGATTTCAGCCATTCTCGCATATCTCCCCACATCTGCGCGCGCATATTACCGTACATGATTGGGTTTTTAGATTTATTTCCAAAGTTTATGCCCTTGACTTTGTACCGTTGCTCTTTTAATCGATCAACAATACCCGCGCCCAGCCCGCCTTCGTCTATCACAACCAGCGCCGGCTTAAATTCTTCAATCGCTTCGATCACATACCCCACCACCGTCATGGTGTCGTCGCCCCTGTGGCGCATTATCTTGACAATATCCCGCCCTTGCCTGACCGCAATTACCGTAGCGTCCGCACCAAACCGCGCCGGGTCTACGCCAATCACGATTGGGGCGCTGGCGTCTTTATATTTAGGCCGGGCCATGGCGTCATCCACAATATCAGCCCCGATGAACTGGTCGTCTCCCGCACTGGGGAACATGCCGTAGACCTCAACGTGCGCTTGGCTTGAATCAGGCCCATATTCGTCAATGATTCGGTTGTAAACCGCTTTGTCGGTGCCTTCGACCGTCCTGGCGTCCACAATTCTGGTGCGCCAAAACGCCCGTTTTGAGTTAAACGCCTCGTAGAAATACCCAGTGTTGCGCCGTGGGTTGGAAAACGCCAACCAGAAGCGGTTTGGCGTGTTTTCTGTAAAGAAACCGCCGGTCACCGCCCAAATCGAGTCGTCAATACCAGACGCTTCGTCAAAAACCACCAGCACACCGTCAAAGTTGTGTACGCCAGCGTAGGCGTCGGGGTTCTCCGCTGACCACAAGCGTCCCTCCACGCCCCAGTACCGGGTGCCCTTCTTCAAATCCCGTTCGACCAGTTCAGTCAGCCATTTGGCCGGCATGACGCGGGTGGCCGAAACTTCAAACCAGTGTGAGTTGATGGCCATGGCCAGCCATTTGGTGATCTCGGCCCAGGTGATACTTCTGAGCTGTGACTCGGAGTTGGCCGAAATAATGGTCGTCGAGCCTATCCTGGTGGCCAACATCCAGATCGTAATCCATGAGACCAGCGCCGATTTGCCAATACCCCGGCCAGACGAGATGGCCTCTTGCAGCACATCAAAGTCAGTCTTGCCCTGGTTCAGTTTGATGTGCTCGGCAATGTCCAGCAGCACCTCGCGCTGCCATTTGCGGGGCCCGGTGAAGTTTTCCAGCGGCGTGCCCTTGACGCCCCATGGAAACACAAACATCACAAACGCCAGCGGGTTGTCCTTGATCGCCGGGCTCCACAGCCGGGCCATCAGCTCTTGTTCGTCTTCAGCGCTGTACTTGGTGCTCTGCATGTGTTAGCTTGTTTAGTGATGGCTCATGCGCAATGACGTCAATGACCCTGGACTCGGCGTCGCGCAACGCCTGGGTAACTGAGATGCGCTGATCGACATCAATAGTAATAGATTGCTTGGCCACCCAACCGTGGACGTTTTGCAGGATTGCCAACGCCGCCTTGGAGTCGCCTTCTCGCGCTGCCTTGTGCAAGCACTGGGACATCTCCATCTCAGCGTCTGCTTTGCCTTTTTGCGCGGCCATCTCCGCGATGGGGTCAAGCTGCACCAGTTGCCGGTACTCGGATGGCAGCATGCCAGAGGCCAACGCCAACGAGTCGCCTTTCAGCCCCAGCTTGGCGGCTTCGTAGATGCGGTGCAAACGCGCCTCAGTCGCTTCGACCTTGCGCGGTGCAAAAGGTAGGCTTTCAAACATGTGCCGAATATACCAAAAAAATTTGTGGGTCATGTGGGCAATGTGGGCTATAAAAAATTTTGTTCACGGCCCCTTCGCTGCCGTGACCTTCGGCGCTCGGCCCTACCCGGGGGCTCTCAGCCGAAAGCAAAATGCCATGGCGGCCATGCAGCCGACAACCTTACAAAACCTTACAATGTAGTACTTTGGTGGGGGGCGTGTGGGTAGCGTCCACACAACTCGCTCGCTCGTTGGCCATGGGGCATTTTGCATGATGTAGTACTTTCGTGGGGGGCTTGTGGACAATGTGGACGCCCCTTTTTTAGTCGCTGCCTAAACCATGGGGTGTGAGCATTCGTGAGCCATACACCTACTGTATAGCTATATAGTATTACAAAAATATCTATTATTTAGCGTATCATTTAAAGTAGTCCACATTGTCCACAAATGACAGTTTTCACTCTCAAGTTCGGTCAATCGCACGTTGTCCACAATAGTCCCAAACACGCCCACAATCGCGCCCACGCTATCCACACCTAATAACCCCACACAATTGAAGGTCTAAAAATATAGTGCGCGCGTTATGTTCGGGATTGTCTTACATTACATCACCGGCGCGATTTTGCACCGGCATACAGTCAACTAAACGAAGGGTCCTCATCATGTCTAATTTGCCCACAAAATCGGCCAAAATCTTAGGTTATATCGCGTACGAGGGTCCATCATTGATCGATGGCGCGCCCATTGTCGTCATTGTCAATAAAATCCACACCGATTCGAAGAACGATAAAACCGGCGCGATTGTGCAAACTTTTATCATCCGATCCGATATCGCGCCCATGGCCGCGCTGCAAACCGGCGCGGATTACGCTATTTGTGGCGATTGTGGGCACCGGCCATATCTCATAAAAACCGGCGAAAGTGACGAACCGCCATGTTATGTCCAAGTAGGAAAATCGGTCCAAAGTGTATTTCACGCATACAAACGCGGCCGATACGTGAAGGCGGACCCGGCCACAATCGCGCGCGTGCTGGCCGGGAAAATTGTCCGCTTGGGCACGTATGGGGACCCGTTCGCTGCGCCGGTGCGCATGTGGACCCAAATAACCCGGTATGCGGCCGGTCGGCGCGGTTATTCGCACCAATGGGACCGGCCGGATTTTGACGTGCAAGCATGGGCCCCTTTGGTTATGGCATCGGCCGATAACATCGATCAAGCTGCGAAGGCTAATTTGCTTGGCATGCGCGTTTTTAGGGTTAGCGTAGGTATTGACGTGCAACCGGGCGAAGCATCATGTCCGGCATCGGCCGAAGGTGGCCGCCGGTCCACATGCGCAAAATGTACCCTTTGCGCCGGTACGTCAATCAACGCGCGCGATATTGTGATCGCGGACCATGCGGCCGGCCACGCGCGCCGAGTTATCTCAATCGCTAGTGTGTGACCTTATGCGGACCCTCCGGGGTCCGTATCGGGGCGCGCATTGGTGCACGTCAATCAACTACACGAAGGGTATTCTATGAAACACGCAAAATTACGCGAAGCGCTGCGCGCTAAGTATGGCGCACGAAATTATCGAATTGATCGAAATGATCAAGTTTACGTTTATGGGGCCATGCCAAACTCGCACGTTGTGGGGTGGTGGTTTATGGGGGACATCATTGGCGCTGAATTGTGGATGGGTTTCCATAACGATATTGGGGGTGCCAAATGATCAAGACTATGAAGGCAAAATTTAAGGGCAAAGACGCGCGCACTGGCGCGCCTATATACCCTGGGGATGAGATCCAATATTGCACGGCCACGCGCCGCGCGTGGATCACAGGCGAACCGGGCGAGATAACCTTTTTTGGTGAAACCGGTCCAACCACGTTCTATCGAAACCCACGCGGGCGCTGCGAAGACTATCCATGCTGTGGGTGCTGCACCATATGAAAATAACTTTTATTCTCAGGACCGGGCAGCGCGTGACTGTTGACCGGTTTATGCAGGGTCCAAAGCTCACCCCGGGTTATTGGTGGTGGCAAACCGGCCACCGGACATGGTCCGAGGTGCCCGCATGACCTACTACACCACGAAGGGAGCCGCGCAGGCTCTCGCTGATACGCTGGCCATGGAAGACACTGATGCATGGCTTTACGAAGTGCACGCGAGCCCACGCGGGTTCTATGTGGCCGTTTTCGATTTTGATCACTTTTTTTTGGGGAACTTATGAGCACATTCGAGCGCGCGCAGCGCATTGTTTTTTTGGTGGCCATCATTGTGGTGGCTTTGGATCTTTTCATTTGGAGACCGTAACATGCAAGCAGTAATTATCGGAAAAACCACATACAAAACCAACCGCGCGGACATTTTCGCGCACCACGCTAAGTGCACCGGGAAACATAAGCCCATGAAATCCAAGGGGGGCGTTAAGCGGTTCTATCCGCCCTTTGGCGCCACCATGTCAACCGCCGATTATGTGGCCGCTTATGAGTCTTTAAATAAGGGGCTAACCGCCTGGGAATGGCAGCCCTTAAGCACCACGTTGACCACGGCCACCGGGGCCGATGCTGCATGGGAGGTGGCCGATGCTGCATCCGATCTTTGAAGACATTCTGAGACGATACGCGCCACCGCCGGCACCGCCTAAGGGGGACGCATGGCGCTGATGTGCGCGGTGATCCTTGCCGCTATACTTGCACTGCTGCTGGACCTCTAGCAGTTGCCAACATTCACAGGGCCCCTTGCGGGGCCCTTTTTTTTTACACCTCAATCATGCGCCTGAGATCGCTGCGCGAATACTCTCCCAACTCAGGGGCGCAGAAAACATGCTTTTTGGTCTCAAAGTCGCGCGACTTGATGCGGCCCATGTCGATCCACCCTGCCTCTTTGAAAGCGTGCAATAGCGCGGCCTGGACGACCTTAACGTTACCGGGGGCGATGCCTTGTAAGCGGTCGCAAAGCCCATAAAAGGGGCCACCGCACACGCCGCGGGAAAACTCGCCCGCACGCCTGCGCATGAGGTCAACCAGGAACGACTCTGCGCCGCTCATGCCGTGCTCGACCATGATGGACTTGGCCTCAGTCATGGGGGGCGCGGCGTTCGGGTTCCACGCGGACACGTCCCGCGTGTGGAGATAGTGGGCCACGGCCTCAAATCCACCCCGGTGCTGATACCAGTTCCACAAGCTCACCGCCTGAGCCTCTGGCAGTTTAGGGGCATCGGCCCAAAGGACGAACCAACGGCGGTCTTCGCTGGGTATGCTGATGGCCACGCGCTCATTAGAAAAGGCGATCACGAAGACGCGGTTTAGGGCCATGTAGGGGTGAAGCCCTTTGCGGTTGACCATGAGCAGTTCAGGGGGCGCGGCAATGATGGGCTTGAGGGTATTCTCAAGCGCGCGCCGGTCTTTCGCCTCGGCCTGCCTGAGCTCGGCGATCTCCATCACTTCGCACTCGAGCGCGTAACCCCATTGGGAAGTCAGTTCTTCATTCTTGACCAATGAGCAATTGTGTTTAGACGGCCCACCAATGGCCCAGAAGAAGGGGGCAAAAAGGGTATCTTTGCCACTGCCATGGTTGCCACCCAACAGGATGGCGTGATTGATCTTGTGGCCTGGAAACTGTACTTTGTGGGCCAAGGCATTCAAAAGATGCTCGCGCTCGAACCGCTCGGGCACCATGCGCTCAACGTGGGCCAGCCATAGGGCGGGGTCACCGGCCACCGGCGCAGGGCGCGCATCGCGCCAGCGGTTGCCATAGACCTGACCCTCACGGGCCACCAACACGGACGCGCCAGCGGCGTAAGTGATGCCGACCAGGGACTTGGCGCCCTTGCCTTGGCGGTTCTCATCGAATGACGTTGCGGCCTCGATGCGGCGCTTGGCGTTGTGTATGGATTTGCAGTCAATGTGCCGGTACAAGGCGTTGAAGGTGTTGCGCGAGACCTCCCGGCGGTCGGTCATGTCAAAAAAGGCGTCATCTGTCTGGACGTACGCGAAGCGCTCAAACCATTCGTTCTTCTCAACTCGGCCAAGCTCTTTGCGCTCGACCTCGGCGATCACGCGGGCGGCTTCGTCTGGATAGTCGGCGGTGGGGGTCAGTTTGGCGCGCACGGATTCCATAGCCTGGGTGAGCAGTTCCTCACGCAAGCCCGGATTGTGGGCGGGGCCACCTTGGTCGGCCACCCACGTCAGAAAGGCGCGGGAATCGAAGTCAACGCAATGCGAGTGAAGGCAACAATAGGCCCGGTTGGCGGGCATGTAGCGGCCCTCTGGGTTGCCATCGGTATGCTTGGCGCTGTTGGGGCAGATCACGCCCGCCCAGCCCTCGCCATTGGGCTTGGAGAGCAGCAGACCCTGGCCACTCAGCCACGCCATCACGTCATCGGCGCCATCGTCTGAGATGCGGATCGGGCGCAGGGTGAGCGAGTCGGGCTCCACTGGTGTGACACCCAAGGTATCGCATATGTCTGTGAGGCTGAACTCACGGTCGGGATGAAAAGTCACTAGGCGCGCGGCGAAGTTGTCGCGGCCCGGTTTGAGGTTGACCGACCCAGGCAGTCGGAAGTTGCGCACCGGGTTGCAGGCGCCGGGGTCGGTGTAGCCCGCCTCGGCAATGGCTTTGATGGCCGCGCTAAACTCGGCCTTGGTCGGCTGGTCGCTGAAGGCGTAGCCCCACTGAAACGACCCGGGGGAGGTCTCCATGATCCATGTCGGGTCGAGCGGGGGCGTCTTGGACTTGGTGCCAATGTCGTCCAGCATCATCACCAGGATGTATTCGCAATTGGCCGCGGACGCTGACACCCGGCCCTCGGCGAAGCGGTCGATGATGAAGCTGGCCGTGTTGCCGTACCAGGCTTGATCTGCTTTGATGCGCTTGGGGTCGGGCAAAAATGCCGGCCAAGTGCATTTGACGGCCCCATCGGCATGGAGTTGTATCTCGCCGTCTTTCAACTGTGGTTTTTGTCTGACAATTAACGCTGTCTCGCCACTTGGGGCGAGTTTTGTAATAAAATCCAGAAATTCCAAAATGTGTCTCCTTTAAGAGCCCGCCTGCCAGCGGGCTTTTTATTTGCCGTATCTCGACATGATCGCCACCTCTGCGTCAAGGGGCAAGCCCTTGGCCCATGGCGGCGGCGTACACATCACCTCTTTCAATCGCACGGCCATCTCTTCTGGCCGGTCGGTCTCAATGACCACTTCGTCATGGACGTGGAGCACCACATCATCAAGCTGGCGCAGCGTATGGCGCAACAAATCATTGGCGGTGGCCTGCGTGATATTCTCACACGCCAAGCCCTTCCAAAGGCGGGCTCGGGGCCATTCTTTTGCATCTGCGGCTGGTTTCCAAGCGGCCTTGGCGTAGCTCACGCCATCGGCGTCCAGCTTGGCAAATGGGTAGCACAGCACTCGCGCGGAGGGCAGAGCGTACCAGAGATGCTGGCCATCGAACATATAGGTGACCCGGCCCGCGCTGAACTCATGGCCCTTGTTGCGCATCGCTCTGGTGTAGGCTTCCTCAAGGTTCTGCCAGTAAGGCACAGACCAAGGGTTTGCCCTACGCCATGCGTCCACCATGCGCCGCGCGTCTGACTCAGGCAAATGCACACCGTAGGCGCGGCCCATGGCAGCAAAGGCGCCCACGCCGCCGGCAAAGCCGCAGGCGAGCTCTTGCACCTTGCCGATCTGGCGTTGGTCTTTCGTTACCTCATCGACCCGCACGCCAAAGGTGGCAGCGGCGTTGACCTTGTACACGTCCTCACCTTTGGCAAAGATGGCCAACTTGTCGTCCCCACGGCCTGAGAGCCATGGATTGGCGCGGGCCTCTATCGCCGCCCAGTCAGCCACGACCAGATGTTTGCCGGGTGCAGGAATGAGCGCGGGCCTGAGCATCCCCTTGAGGACGTCGGTGACTCGCTTGCCGTATGTTGGGACGATGGCGTGTCCTCTGACCATAGCGTTGCGTACGGCTGCGGGTTCTTCAGCGGTTTTACGGGTGAAATTGTGAACCTGGGCGCCGTAGCTAGAAGCACGGCCTGTAGCCGAGCCTCCAGCAAAGACAAACGCGCCTCGTACTCTCTGATCTTCCACATCGGCAAGCTGCGCGAGTCTGCTGAACTTCGCAACCGACGACGCCCAAAGGTCGTCGGCGCACTGGATGACTTCTTGAACATCTGGTGGAACATCCTCACAATTTAAAAGATTGGCCCGCACAGTCTTGTCGATGCTGTACTTCATCTCGCCGTCTTTGAAGGTCTCCATGAGCTTCAAAGCCTGCGGGCCCACGCGGTCGATCACCCACTGGCGCATCTTGGGCGAGCGCACGCTGGTGATGGCGCCCTCGGTGACCTCGGCCACAATTTGCTCAATCTCGACCAACTCATCGCTGGCGTACTTCACAGCGGCTTTGCACAAGGGCACATCGACCAAGACGCCTCGGTCGTTGATGCGCTCGTTGACGTGGTAGTCAAGTAGCTCTTCCTCTGAGAGTGGCCGCAGCGCCTTGCTGATTGAGCGCATGGCGCGGACGTCTTGTTCGCAATAGGCCACCATCTCGGCCATGAGCTCGGGGTCGTTGCGAAATGGCGGTATGCACAGCAAGCGGATCAACTGCGAGCCGCGATGGTCCTTCTTCATGGACGCGCCAGCAAAGCGCCCCACGTCTTCAAGCGAACCCGGCGCACAGTTGGCGCGGGCCTGGGTGGCGGTGCAGACAAACTGCTCCAGCTTGAAATTGATCTGCAACACGTACCAGAAAATTAGGCGCTCGAAAGCAGCGTTGTGGGCGTAAATTGGCCCCCAATAGACACGCACTTTTGCGGGGAACGGCTGGCCGGGCACCCATGTCTGGACGTCTTCGTCATCAAAAGCGTAGGACATGCACAGCACCTCGGTGCTTGCATCTTGAGCGTAGTTGTAAACGCCTGCGGCTTTTAGGTCGCAGGCGCTACGGGTTTCAAAGTCAACCCAAAGAGTCATCAGGCAGACCGACGACGACGGCCAGCGGGGGCAGGCGCGGGGGCTTCGACAGCAACCTCAGGCTCACCGTCCATGCTGACCCACTCTTGCACCTCAAACACCGGAGTGTAGATTTTGCCGTAGCTCTTGTGGGCGTAATGATCCTTTTTGAGTTTCACAATCGCCACTGGCTTTGCTTGGTCTTTTTCGACCTGCTCTGCCAACGCTACAGCCAAGGTCTGCACAGAACGCTTACCGCCCACTGACGTAGTGGTGTACCGCGCTTCCATGCCCTTGTCTTCACCGCTGATGCACTTGAGGCTCATGCCCACTTGTGTCTCCCAACCTTTTTTGGCGCCGGGGGGCGCTTCATCAAGCTCGGGCAACGGTTGGGACACCGACGCCATCTTCTCGGCCAACACTTCACCGTCACCCCAAGCAATGAAGCCGTGGACAAAGCTGAAAGGATTGATGGCCCAGGTGGAGTCGTCTTCCACTTCGGTTTGATCGGCACCGAAAACCCAATGGCCAGTCTTGTCCATCTTGAGGATGACTGTGCCGGCTGGGCCAACGTCTGCTTGGATCGCGCGCAAAGCGGTTGAGAGGGTGGAGACTGCGGGCAAACCCGCTTGAGAGAACGCTACTAAATTTGACATGATAGTCCTTATTGAAGTTTAGAAAGGGCAGCAGTGAGTTGCTTCCCGATTTGAACCACCGCCGGCCTGGGATCACTCTCAGACGCGATGGTGGTGCCTGATGACACTGACACGACGAGATCGTCGGGCAGCGCCAACTTGCGCTTTTTCAGCACCTTCTCCATTTGAGCAGGGCTGAGTAATTCTTTGCTGTAAATTTCATTATTCTCTAAGCCTACGCCATCAAGCCAATGCACCACATCTTTTTCATCTGTCCATTGACGTGTGCCGCGCTTGGCCACCAGTTTATACCCTGGAACTGACGCGCCGCTGTCAAGGATTTGGTGCGCCAGCGCACGCAAGTCTTTGATCCAATCTTCTAGCATATCAGCGTTGGCCAGATACGCGCCAAGTGCCGGCGCGTCAATCGCTTCAATGGATGTCTTCAACGCTCGGTCAACAGCGCCGGTCATCTGTGGGCAGATGGGCTTGGCTGCGCACCAGCGGCAGTGGTCGCCGGTCTTGAGTTCAGCGTCTGGCTTTTGCGCCAGCTTGACCGCTTGCACCAACTGCAACTCAAACTCAGCGATGCGCTTAGGAGTCGTCACCCAGCGCTTGACCTGTGGCGGCTGCACGATCACGCACTCAATCTCATCGACGCCATCAAACGCCCACTTGGCTGCTTCAGTGCGCATGGCCGCTGCGGCGTAGAACATCAACTGCGGGTTCTCTTCTACTTCCACAGCAACACCATCACCAAACTTCCAATCAAGAACAATTGCGCGGTTTCTGATACGCCCAATGAGGTCGGTAGACCCAAACACACCAGGCAGTAAATCCCCAAAACCAACGCGAGTTTCAGCTTCAATTTCCATCTCCTTGGTTGGGTCGATCTCATCAAGCGCGGCCAGTGCAGGCACCAGTTTATTTTCAATCAACTCTTGGGTCAACACCTGGTCTTCGTACTTGGTGCCCAGGTAGTGCTCTGGCGGGTTGTCGGTCATCACGATGTCGGCGATGACGTTGTGCAACAGCGTGCCCTCATCAGCGTATTTGTTGCTGGGCTGGGGTGGCATCTTCTGCACCAAGGCCACTGAGCCTGGACAGTTGATGACGCGCTTGGCGGTCGAGCCGCCGACGATGTTACTGTGCTGCATCGCGTGCCTCCATCATTGCGTCTGCTACTTCATACGCTCGGGTTGCAAATGCCTCTAATGGCGCGTTGACCTCGGAAGCTAACAAGCCTTGCATTGCCTTGGCGGCGAAGTAATCGCGCAAAGTCATGCCAAGCATGTCGGTGCGGTGGGGGTTGGGGAATGCGTTCAATTGAATCTCCTTTAGTCAATGAGCCTTGACTGTAGCATAAAAAATAAAAGTGTGCTAAACTTTTTGACATGCTTGAAAAAGAGATCGAAAAATATTTTGTTTGGACTGTGGAGCGCAGGGGCGGCAAGACGTGGAAGTTCACCTCACCTGGGCGCAAAGGCGTGGCTGACCGGATCGCTTGCCTGCCTGATGGCACGACATGGTTTGTGGAGTTGAAGACCAAGGGTGGCCGGTTGTCGCCCTTGCAGAAAATTTTTATGTCGGACATGGCGTTGCTGAACCAGCGCTATGCGTGTTTATGGACTAAGGAGCAGATTGATGGCTGGGCAAAATTTTGAACCGATTCGGCGATGTCTCAAACGATGTACGTCAATGGGCAAACACATAGCGTGGAGGCCATCATTTGACAAACACACGCTTGCGGCATCTCAGTCAAATTACCGATTGGCCCACGAAGGAGCACTTGAAGATAAAGATTACGTTGCCGCTTTGTGCCATTTGCACACGGCTGCAACAAAGATCAATGACTACTGCGACCGCGCCTTAGTTGCTGGCGACGACGCTGCCGCGTATTGGCTGGAGCATTTCCTGTGGTGGTGCGACGGCGTAATTCATTTGGATACTTTTTTTGGATTTAAAAAATGACGTTACAAGAACAACTTGACAAAGCCTTGGCCGACCTTTTGGCCGCTGACAATGCCCGTGGCAAAGCAGACGTTGCCCTCATGTTTGCCGAGGATGAGAGAAAAAAATACCGCGACAACTTGACCAAAGCCTGCCGTGAAGAAAATCGGGCGCTTGAAAACGTAGTCCAAGCCTGCCTTGAGTTGGAAAAGCGCCGCAGCGAAACACAGGCCGTTATGCCTGACTTCATTCGAACAGGCAAAGATGTAGGCCAAGCCGTCACTGTTGTAAATGACCTTCGTGAAAAGCAGATTAAAGCGATTGCTGAAATAAAGCGTTTAAAAAAATTATGCAGCTAAGACCCTATCAAACCGAGGCGGCTAACTTCCTTTACGACCGCTACCGAGCCATGATCTTGGCACCTGTTGGCGCTGGCAAGACGGCCATCACACTGAAGGCCATGCAAGACATGCTATTCAACGAAGAGGTTGGGCGCTTCCTTGTCCTTGCGCCTAAGCGCGTCTGTACCGACGTGTGGCCAGTCGAGCAACCCAAGTGGGCACCATTCCACAAAATTGCCGTGGCGGTGGGCACACCTAAGCAACGGTTGGCAGCACTTCATTCTGACGCTCGCATTGTGGTCAGCAACTACGACAACATCCAATGGTTGGCCGAGCAGGAGTTAGACTTTGGCGCCATTGTGTTTGACGAACTGACGCGCTTGAAGAATCCATCAGGCACACGTTTTAAGGCGTTGATGAAAGTCATTGACCCTATGAAAATTCGTTGGGGCTTGAC